GAATCCTTGGCGCTGCAGCTCAGTGCCAGCCCAGTAAACCTGTGCACAGGCTGCCACGCACCGGGCCGCCGTGGCGGTCTGGTACAAAGTGGAGCCTGGAGCAGAGGTCTTAGCCTGGGATCCCATGGTCAGGCCAGTGCCTGCATCATTGGATGCCAATATATTGGCCGCAAGAGCTGCAGAACCTGAGTCAGTTACAAACAACCCGGGAGTCCAGACAAAGACGAATCCTGTGGATGCCGCGGTGGTGTTGAGTGTAATAGTTGAATCAACTCTGACAACAATGCCTCCACCAGCCCCGGGATAGCAGGGTCTAACGAGGGGTGCATTGCAAGGATCCGCGAGTAGCGTTGCGTAAGCTCGTGCTTGTGCATCGAGCCCGGTGAGCAGCGTACGCGGGACACGTGTGTTGGCGTTTCGAACTGGTCGACGAGCCACTTGTCTACCATTCCGCTGTGTCCTGGAGCGGTTTGCATTCGGCATAATGAATGTTCAATGAGATAGTGGGATACGCCCGAAGTCGTCGGGGGATATCATCAGTGATGTTTCTGGAACATGCTCGACTGTAGGATGTGCTTCTCCAAGGCCAGCTGTTCGTCAGGGGTTATGTCAAACGCGAGCCAGAATTGGTAACGGGTGACCGCATCTGGCTCTGTGTACTGGTTGCGCATACGCTTGGCCATGAACTCGAGGCCTGTAGAACAGTCCCCAAATCCATTGACCCGCTTAGCGGCGACGCCCAGATTCTCCATGCGCTTGTACAACTCCTGCACGACGGGCACTCCCCCCGCCAAGCTGAGACCGCACTTTCCTACAGCACTGGCCCACGCATTGAAGCACGGAACAGTGTTGACCATTTCAGGGCGCAAGCATATGGAATCCTTGGCCAGGGAAACACGTGGATTCCTGACCATGGTCCAAGTGCCGTTAACGCATATCGGCTGGCATTGGCAAAACTCGACTTGGTTAATCTCATCCACAGGGTCTTCGACTTTCATCTTAAACCCCATTTCCAAGAACC